AAACCACCCTTTGAAAACTCTAAAACCGTCTTCTGCTGATCGTGACTTAGACGCGCAGCATCCCTAGTCAACCTTGCAGTTTCAATACGCTCTTTGGTTTCATTATCACCCGTCGCAATCGCAAGCCGCAATTGTAGATCTTCTGTTGCAATCTGGTGATCCATCTGCATCCGCGCCATTTTTTCTTGCGCATCCACCTGAGCCTTTTGCTGTTGAATCTGGATTTCAGCCTGATCACGTTGTGCTCGGCGCTGAGTCTCAGCCATAGAAGTCTGCATGAGAACTTGATCAGAGCCATCCATCTGAGGCTTAGGCTTGAACTGATCCATCGTCTTCATCATCTGATCAATGACCGGCAAAATTCCACCAAGGGTTTCTTGCGTGTCCATCGTGATGTGCTTAGACGCAGCCGCAAACAACTTGTCAATCATCTTCGGATCTTTGGCAATCTCGTAGTTTTCTACTTTAGAGCCAAGAGCCTGCGTGGCGTACCCATTCATCCGGTTCAAATACCAAAGCACAAGATGCTGCTTGACGTGCTCCATGACCTTGGGTAAGTACCCACCAGCAATCATCGGGTTACTACCCAGCGCCGGATCCTTGGCGTAGTCCAAATGCACCTGAATGTGCGCTAAATGGTCCTGCTCAGGGTACGCAAACGCCGCCTGACCGATAGACATAGACACGTTCTCGTTAACCGCGTCAGCCTTCTCCTGAGCAGGCTCATCAACCATCAACTCGTTGATTCCCGGCACCTTGATCTGCTTCAAGAACCGCGAAATCACCGCTTTCCGGTTGAACAAGTCAGGATTCTTGTCCATGATGGCCATAACCGCTTGGGTTTGAGCCATTCTCTGCGTTTCAGAGAAGATATGCGGGTCAGAAACCGGAACAACGTCCGTCATCCGAGCAAAATCCTCCCGCCGGATCTCTAAATCCTCAACAACCTCGCCTTTCCTCATGTCATCAAGGTACCAGCGGTTGATTCGGCTCAGAATCTTGAGAACTTTGCCCTGCGACTCATGCAAACGGGCGTGAATGGACGAAAAAACGGCCGCGCCCTGCTCAATCAGCGCCTGCGTGGTCCCAACAGGCGTGTTAGAGTTCACGTCCGCAATCTTTTCTTCAGCAGTCGTGATCACGCCCTTGGCTTGCAGCGTCAACCACTGCAAAAGCTCAAACAAAACCGGACTCGGCGGGTTAAATGGCATCGGCATCGCTAGTTTGCGAATGTCATCCACCCCCGGCGCAGCCTCAATCTCGTTAACCTGCGTCACTTCCACCTGCTGCGACTGACCAGAGACCTTCGCCCCCTTCAGTTTGAGCATTGTGGCTGCGTTACTGATGTGCGCAGTGTCTAATAGAGCCCTAAGAGAACCAGTGAGAGCAGCAGAAAGACCACCGATAAGATGAGGAAGGCCGACAGCGTAAGCACCGCGCCAAGGTATAAACTTAAATTCCGCAATCCAGTCGAGCTTGGCCATTGTTTCATCGCCTTCCTCCCAGTTGCGGTAAAGACCGATCACTTCCGTGTTCTGATCGTCAATCATTAGGATGTACGGAGCACTCTCACCCTTCGTGTACGGGTCGTCATCCAGTTCCAACCAAGTGTAGACGTGGTAAACCCGGCGGATTCCGTCCTCGTTGTCACCGGCTTTCTTGCCTTCGATCTTGTCAGTAGCCTTCTGAGGTCCAGTTTGCTCAGGCTCAATGCTGGTTTTGACAAAATCTACGTCACGGTACAGCCCCGATCGCACCCGGTTCTTGAATTCGTAGTCCGAAATGTCGTGAACTTCCGTAACTCGTTGAGCAGTATAGAAATTTCCTGCCGCAAACGGGATTAGGACGTTGTCAATTGGCAAGAATTCAGCACACGGGCGCTTTTTCTTTTCGTCGTACCAGAGTTTGATGTACTGGCTGCCGCCCAACGGCAACTGCGTGAGCATCTGCTCCTCTTCGTCGCGGAACTCTTCAATCTGTTCCGTCAACTGCCAGTTCATGAACTCGACTTTGCGCTCTGCCTGCTTGACCTTGTCGTCGTCAACGTCACCAAGAATCTTGGTCTTGGTCGGGCCGTCAGGCGGGAACATCTCCTTGATGGACCGCGCAGCAAAATCAACGCAAGCCTCGGCCATCGCCGGGTGGACTACCTTGCTTGCGCCGTTAAAGTTGGCCCCACCGGGCGCGTCGTTGCCTAAGCCAGTACGCCGGATCCCGTCCTCGTACTGCTTATCGCGCTCCTTCCGTGCTTCTTTGTCTTTCTCTGCGTACTCAATGTATCGCAGGGCAATACCGTCAAGTTCAATGAAGTCAAAGTCCGCGCTATCCGCAAGGTTCTGGTAGAAGTCCTCGTTGTCTAGCGGTCCCTCAATCTCCATGTGAACGATCGCAGACCCGTCAGGCAGTTCCTCAATGTTGGAACCATCAAGGTTCAGTTCCGGTTGGGGCTCCTCAGCGCCAGCGTCGTTAGGTTCACCGCCAATAAATCGGTTGTACTCTGGATCGATCGGGAATTCAGTAGCCATTAATAGTCGGCCTTATCTAGGTTTGACAAAAAATCATCAACTGAGACTTCACCGCCTTCTTTCTTTCCAAGACGCGCATTGCCGTTTATAAACATAATTAAAGCGTCTTCTGGTGATACGTCCATCCGCCTTGCTGCTTCAACCACTTGATCCGCAAACAATTCTAACTTGGGAGATCCAATCGGAGTTGTTACTCCAGTTTGTGGACTAAACGCACCCCACGCCCGTGCTTGCGCTGGAACTGACTCAAGTCCAACCTCCCCGGCGACTTGATTGCGCCACCAAGGACCAAGATCGCCCATCTCTGGGGTTGAGACGCTTTTTACCCAATTTGGTTTTGAGCCGCCTCGAACATCCGACAGCCCAACCGCCCGACTCCAATGCGCGTCACCAACCGGCGTAGCCGTCTGGAATCCAATTTCCGGAACTCCAGATGCTTGAATGTACATTGGTACTTTCGGGCTGCTCATGTCAATCTCGCCCTTCTCAAGGAAGCGCTGCATTGGATCCGATTGAGCGGTTTTGTGATACATATGCCCCGGAACAGACATAAGATCACTCGGGAAGTCCTCTCCCCGCAAGTGCTTTGGTACGCCAGCGTACTGCTCAAACTCAGGGAACCGACCCTGCTTGTGCAAAAAGTAAGCAGCCGTCCCCCTTGGAATCTCGGTGGTTACCTCTGATCCGGGGCTGGCCATGCCCATAAGATGATTCATAACATTGTATTCGGCCTTAGCTCGCTCCGGTCCTAGCTCACGCACCATCCGCTGGAACAAGGGATCCATCACATACCAAGGATCCATACCCTGCACTAGCGCAGGATGCTTCTCCGCCTCACCGAGAACATCAATCATCCGCTGAGTATTCTGCGGCGTCATGATCTGAGACCCAACCTTCGACCCCTTGGGCTTTGCCGCTAACCCCGGCAGAGTCCCCGGCAGGTTTCCTTGCCGTCCCTTGCCCATCTCGTACAGGTCGCTGCGGGTAACGCCAAACAGCCGCTGCAAGTTTGGAGACTCTGGTGCAACCCTAGCGGCCGCCTCAGCAGCGATCACGTCAGGGCGCTTGTAGATGCCCGGAAACTGCATACGTTCCGGATTGGCAACTGTCTGAACAACCGGCGCAGATGCCAACTGCTCTGCGTCTTTGACAGCCTTGGCTGCAGCTTTTGCAACTTCTTTGGAGGGTTGAACTGTTTTCGCCGCCTTGGCAGGTTTATCCCCTTCCTTTAGCGCGTTCAAGAACGTGTCAACTAACTCAATACCCTTCTTGACTGTACCGCCGGCACCCATCATTACTGCGCCGCCAGAGGCTTTGTTGATGTCCGGCTCGCTTATATCGTAAGTCCCACGATTGCCAAACGCCGATTTAATACGGCTTGGATCGTAAACGCCAAGATTTTTGCTTCCACGCTCGCGGGTATAAAACGAATCAAACCCTAAATCTTTTAATACTTCCTGAAATTCAGCGTTTTCAATTTTGGGCCAATTATTTTCGTCTTCTTGTAATGCGTCAACTTTTTTATTAAATCTGTGTTGCGTCATTGATCGTTCTGACGGAAGGAGCGATGGATCATACAACTCAGACTCTGGGTTGTGATACATATCCAAATACGTTTCTTTGACTTGTCTCAAGTGTTCTGGATTGTCAAAATCAAATGGTTTTTCAACTTGAACATAAACCGGATATGTAGTTGGCGCTTGGTTTGTATCGGTATAGCCTTCTTTTGAAAAGTGAGTTGTGAACTCGGGTTCTGGCGCAAGAAAAACCGCGTCTCGCTCATCGGCGTAATGCCCAGTCATGCCAGAATCGTCCGTCAAGTCTTTTCTTGTTTTGAACTCTACGATGTTTGGCTCTTTTGAACCGTGATACATCCTGCGCTTCTCTGCGCTTTTTTCAAGAAACTTGACAAGGTTAGCTTCCCGCTCCGCCGCCGGCAAGATGTCCTGTGCGCCTTTAATTACTTGTTCAACAGATGCAGTTGACTCTGGAACAATCCGCATCGGCGCAACACCGGCAGCCTGCGCAACACGGTTAACCGCCTTCCTTGCTGGCTCACTCCTCGCAAGATCAAGCGCCCCTTTTGCCGCCACCTTCAGGACAGGCTTAGCCGCCGCAATCGCCGTAGGAGCGAGCGGATTGTTCTCCCCGAGGAACTGACCTATGTCAGCTACCTGCGAACTCCTACCGGCCCCGGCAGGCACCACAGGAGGCAGCACGGCGTTCATCTCTTCTATCGTTGGGAACGTTGTTGCCTTTCCCTCCCGTTTTGGGAGCAACTGACGTACAGCGTTAGCAATCGCTCCCTTCCCGTACTGGCGATACAAGTTTTCCAAGTCGCCAGTAATGCCGGTAGCCGCTGCTGTAGTCCCGCGACCAACCCCGGCGAGCAAATCCGCTAGTGCGATAGCCGGTTCAGAATAATCAAACGGCTTTGGTTTACTTGCGGTGCTGCGGCCCATAACGGCTCCTTGCGTAGATCCGCCATCATACCCCGTGGGCGCTGTCAAGTCATCTGATCTTTGTAGCAACCGCCGTAGATCCTTGCCATTTTGAAAAAGTAGCTATCCTCAATCAACGCTACCGCCTCTGGCGCAAACGCTAACGTCATGAAGTCCGCAATAACCCGCAAGTTGACCTCGTGCCTCGTCTTGCCCTTCACATCACTCTTGTGCGCACCCCTGTCATCATCCGTCAAGATGTCCGTTAGGATCCAAGCATCCTTGTGCGTCTTAAGCCACCGATCAACTAACCTCTGATCGTCCGAAAGCACAGCCGCATCACCGTGCTCCGTCAACAACATCTCAAACCGCTCAGGATCGTGCTCTCTATCCGTACCCCTCAGATGCACCACCTTCTGGGGCTCGACATCCAACATCTTCTCTAGCTTAAGCGATCGCTTCATCTTCAAGCGCTTCGCTAACGTCCCAAAGTTGTACTCCCGATACCACATACTTGGATGAACCCAAACCGGCACATCTCCGTCAGCTTGCTTAAGATCAAACTCAACTAGATCCTGCACCCGGTACGCCCAGTCACCGTTAGGTTTAGCCAACGCCCCAGTCCAGAACTCCGGATAGCAATCACCCTCCGGCAGGTGATCATCAAACCCGTCAACGCTAAAGTATTTGTAAAACCCTTCTTTCCAATGAACATCGGTCCAATCCACATAAAGCCTGCGGTTGTACTTGACCGCCATATCAACACAATAGGACAGGCTAGTTAACCTGTCCGCAAACCCCTCATATCCCTTGTGGACAACCCACTTCAAAAGAACCGCCACGTCTTCTTCGCGTTCTGGGCGCACATAGGGCACAACCGCCGGCCCATTGGATCCGCCGTTAACAACCGATCTCGCTCTTGCATCCCACCACTAGACAACATCTTGCACATTGTGTCCGTTCCCCACCAGACATGGGCTGCCGTCCCCTTCCGGCTCGGACTCACTAGGTAAACCATACATCACCTCGTATTTCCCGCAAGCCCGGCAACTCCACCGCTCTCGGTTGCCAACCAAAACACCCCTGCTGATCTGACCACCACAAGGACAAGTCCGACCACCACCAAAAACTTGACCACCACTATCTATATCTATCATATATAAATACCATATATATCAATTACTTAGTATTAACATGGGGATGGAGGAGCAAAGCGCAGCCTTACCGTAGCCAGAGGACTAAAGTTCGCCTGCGCCCCGACAACATGGGTCTGTTATCGCGTCACGCTGTCCAGACTTGTTTCAACCACCCGGCTCTAGACTTCGCCCACCGCCCCCGCTCTGGCTCGCTCGTGTAACGGGGTTATTCAATGCCACCACCGACGTACCGCATGGCAAGGGCAAGACGTAGAACGCAAAAAAGCCGTTAAGTCTGACTCCGGTGGAAAGTCCCCCCATTACGGGGTGTCGCCCCTCGCGGGGCCGGAATCAGGCTTAACGGCTCTCTTGTAGGCTTTCCACACCTCACACCGCGGATCTTAGTCCATCTAAGTGCATCTTGTCAACAACCTTGTGTCTTAATTGTGCGCTAGACAACAATACTAGCCTCTGGTATCAAGCGGTCTGCACAACATATGGGCAGGCTATGGTAATCACCGACGATGAGTTCATTCAACTCTGGGAGCGGCTCCGTAGCCCCCAGAAAATCGCCGACGAGGCCGGTATGTCAGTGCGCAGCATCCACAAAAGACGCCGCATTGTTGAGGACAAATACAAGATCCTCCTCAAATCAGAGGCGGCAAAATACCCAGAGCTTGAGCCTAAGCACCACCTCACAAAGATGCGCCATATCGGCGGCATGACCGACGGCATCATCCTCGTATTCTCCGACGCACACTTCTGGCCCGGCATCCGTACAACCGCCTTCAAGGGCCTCCTATGGGCGATAAAATCCCTCAAACCGCATATGGTCATCGCTAACGGTGACATATTTGACGGGGCTTCCATCAGCAGGCACCCGAGGTCGGGCTGGAGCCAGAGGCCAAACGTAAAGCAGGAACTAGAGGCCTGCAAAGAAGCCATGACCGAGATTGAGGAAGCCTGCCACAAGGCTCGCCATCACACGCAACTTGTCTGGCCGCTCGGTAACCATGACTCAAGGTTTGAGTCGCGCCTAAGCTCATTCGTGCCCGAATTCGAGGGGGTTGACGGGCTAACCCTCAAAGACCACTTCCCTAAGTGGAACCCCTGCTGGACCTGCTGGCCTACTCCCAATCTAGTAGTCAAGCACCGCTACAAAAATGGCGTCCACGCTACCCACAACAACGCCGTTGGGAGCGGCAAGTCTATCGTCACAGGGCACTTGCACAGCCTTAAGGTCACCCCGTTTGATGACTATAACGGAACCCGTTGGGGTATAGACACCGGAACATTGGCGGACACTGACGGCCCACAGTTCTCAGATTATATGGAAGACAACCCAGCTAACTGGCGCTCTGGGTTTGCGGTGCTAACGATCCGCGATAGCAATCTGCTGTGGCCAGAGATTGCCCGGAAGCACTCCGAAGGGATGCTGGACTTCCGGGGTAACCTAATTGACGTGAGCGCTATTTAAGCGTCAGTCTGCTCGTCAACCTCTTCCTCTTCACCATCCTCGTCCTCAGCATCCTCGTCCTCAGGATCCTCGGCATCTTCGGACTCGTCAACGCCAAAACGATCAGCCCAAAGCGCGAGAAACGTGTCCTCGTCCTCGTCTCCATTCAGGAGGTAGTCAACCCGCTTAACCATGTCGCCTGCGCACTTCAGCAAAGCAACCGTCAAGTTGAAGTTCTCAATCGTCTGCTCTGAGTACTCCGAGACATTGTGCTCGGCCTCAAACTCAATACGCTCTGCAACAATAGCGATCGACTTGTCGTCGCCATCAAAGAATCCACCCACCATGATCACCTCCCTTGAGTAGGGCACGTCGCCCAGAGGCATTTTACTTACCTACCCTTCAATCCTTGTGACAGACTTATTGCGCGTATGGATTGACCACCCGGCGCGATCGCCCGGTGTCGGCGTAGTCATCCTCGTCCCAGTCATCGTCGGGCGGCGGGTCGATCTCCAACCATCCGCTATCCCGAAGGAACCGCAGGGCTTGCGTACAGGCGTCAACAAAGTCGTCATGGGTTGATTCGGGGAACGAGCAGATCTGGCTCACAAAGCCTTCTGCCCAATCCCTAACATACCCCTTCCTCGTCCCGCTCTCAGGGATCCATACCCGCCCTCTGGCGATGATGTTAGACACAATGTTAAGCCGCTGCATCTTGTCAGCCCTACCGGGGTTATACGCCCGGATCGGTAGGTGCGCCCTCTGCAGGTCCTGTATCAGGCTGATGCCTGCGCTCTTATCCTCGATCAGCAGCAGGTCAACTCGCTTCTTCTCTTTCCCTTCCCCGTAGACCGCGCCGTACTCGTCGATCACCCTTGGTCGCAGGTCCGGGTACTGCAGCCGCTCCTGCCAGCAGTCGATCACCATCACGGCCATCGGACCATCTAACGGCTTGAATACTCCGAACGTGATACACGCTGTCGGATCGTTCTGCACCTTTTCGCTTGTCGCCACGTCATAGGACTGGATGATGTACTCGAACTTCGGGAACGGCTTGCCGTCTGGCCAGAGCTTGAACATATCCCGCTTGACGATCCCACTCTCTTCAGGATCAATGATCTCAGCGTAGATCTCCTGCCGGCCTAGCGTCGTCCCTTCGTACTGCAGAATCTGCTTGCGGAAGTTCGCGGATAGGTTGTCTAGGTTGGTATACGTCGATGCCGTAGTCACCGCCACGTCGTCGCCGTCCCGGCCGATCAAGTCAATGATCAAGTCCTTGGGCCTCGGCGTAGTAGTGCAGATGATTCGCGTCTGCTTACCCAGTCGCACGCCAAACTGGATCTGATCCCAAGCCTCTTGCAGGTATTCCCACGCAGCCAACTCGTCGCAGTTGTGAACCACGATCCCGTTAGCAATAAACTCGTGCTCACCCTCAATTGTCAAGTTGTACGTTATTGCGTTCGGAGAGCGTTCTACGCGGCGTACCGCCGTTGGCTTCAGTTCGATACGTCCTGACTTTCGATCGGTTATTGCAGAGCTTGCTGCAGTACCTCTGGAAGCGTTTGACCGCCAGATACTCTGAGTCACAGACAGCGCACTTACGCTGCTCTGGCACGAACCGGTTTCCTCGCCAACGCTCAAGGCATGGCCGTGAACAGAACTTCCCAGCGCTACTTGTTGACCGGGAAACAAAGCCAGCGTTGCATTGCAAGCACGTTGCAGGCTTTGGCGTGCGGAGCGCAGCAAGCGTAGCGGCAGCCGCCCTGCGCTGGTTGTCGCAGCCATCTTTGCCAGTAGCGTGAAGGCGGATGTGAGCGCTCCGAGGCATTGCCTCAAGGTTGGCGGGGTCGTTGTTGCTCTTGTCCTCATCCCGATGGTGAACCACCCACCCGGCGGGAATTGGTCCGTAGTGCCGCTCGTAGATGACTCGATGCGCGTACCGTCTGCCGATGTACTTGTAACCCATACCTCATCCCCCGGCCTGATGTCGCCAGCAGGGATCCACTGGCCAACCACCAGAATAGGATGATCAACGGTTAAGGTCAAGCTCGTCGCACCACACTCGATAGTCACCAAGTCGTTAGGGTTCTGCGACCTCCCGGCAGCCAGTACCGACCGAGGTCCGTGCCGGGTCATCACCCGATCGCCTACCGCCATGAGTTCGATTGGCTTCGCGCTACCGTCCGCCATCTCAATCATCGTGCCGGGGATGCAGCACCAAGCCCCGTGGAACTGCGGACCGCGGAAGCGTTCAGGCTCGCTCGCCGGTATGCCCTTGATCAGCGATCCGTTGGTCAACTTGATCTCGTGCAGCGCCTTGTTGTAGTCCGACACTAAAGCCGAAGGTATGACCGACATCAAACCCGAGTCACCCTCAAAGCAAGTCGAGCGCACGTCACTGCTCGTAGGAGCCGCTACAAGCCAGCGGGTGCCGGGCTGTGTCCATGCCCACCACGCTACCTGCTCCGCGGCTGTACGGGTCTTCCCCGCCCCCCTGCCGGCCAGCAGAAGCCAGATGGACCACCAGTCACCGGGAGGCAGGATCTGATGCTTGTGCGCCTTCTGAAGCCACCCCATGCGCCATGCCCAAGCAACCTGCTGCTCCGGCTTGAGGGTTAGGAATTTACGCTTGGTTTCCGGATCCTTGAGGATCTCAACCACGTCTGAGGGCAGCTTACTCGCCACAGTTAATCTCCCACCGGATACGCGCTACCCCGGCTGAACCAATGTCATCACGTCGCCGGGATGGAACGTCCCAGCCATTATTGGGCGGGAGTTCCTTTGCCTTCACCCAACCCGCTCCGCGCAGCGATGCGCCGCTTTCATCGTGCTGGGTATAGGTAATGCACCGGACGTAGCCCATCGCCTTAGCGGCCCTCCAGATGGCGCCGTAAAGCATTGAGTTGGCGTTCCGATCGCCCAACGTACAAGTCCGGTTTACTTCCAACGTCAGGCCGTCATCAAGGTGCCGAGCCACCGGTCGTCCAGCTGTAGCAACGCCAATCAGCGTGCCTTCTCCGTTGACTAACCCGATGCTGAACTTGTGCCCAACCGGGGGCCGATTGTGCCTGTGATGCTCCTTAACAAACTCCTGCGCCAGCTTGAGAGTGGTAGGAACAACCCGAAAACCCCCGTTTTGAGGGCCATCCCCCACTTTCATTGATACCGGCCGGCGAGCGATCGAGACAATTTCCCACTTTGTACCCCATTTCTGGGGTGAAAATGGGAGGTCACTCTTCGATCTGCCTTGTCATCTCGGCGTTCTTGAGTATCGACTCAAACATCTCAGTCGCCTGAATGTTGATCTGCAACGGGTTGTCCTTATCCCCGGCCACCTGAACCCTATTGCCGTATCTATTAGGGCTCCAGCACGCAAGCAGCTTCATCCGTTGCTCCGTCCTGAGTTTTAACCACTGCACATACCCAGCATCTATGCGGGTTCCGCCCTTGGCGTCCTCAATATAACGGGGCTCCGCGTCAATCATAGCCAACGTATCTTGGGCGATCGCCTCCACTCCATTCTCACGCGCGAGGGCGACGCGTGCAGAAAGCGCCTCGCTGCGCTCCATCCAACTATAGAACGTATTCCACTCCGGATATCCCTCAGTCCTGCAGATAGCCCTCAATGGTTCACCGCGGGAGAGACGAGCGCAGATGTCGTCCTCTATCTCTTGGGTCCACTTTGTTGGGCGGCCGATCTTCTTTGGCTTAAGCGCGTCGATCTGCTGCTGTTGGCGGTTCTCTGCTATTGCGGTCTCGATGTCTTGGATACCGATAGCGTTGATGTATGCCTTTGTTGCGGCCTCTTTGGCCTTCTGCGCGGCCTCTGGCGCTAACTCAGGGGTCAGTGCCTTCTTCGGCCTTTTCGCGGCTCCTGCGGCCTTTTGCGGCCTGTCCGCCCACTTAGTTGTTTTCGCGTCCGACATATTCCAGTCTCATTGCGTTGGAGTGTTGATTTTACAGGACATTCTAGATTGATGCTAGAACCATGTGGGAACCTTGAAGGAACCATGTTGGATCCATGATGGTTCCTTGTTGGTTGGGGGCCGGAGCCCCTGTTGGTTTACTTGCTGAACGAGTTGATTGCGTCAACGAAGCGCTGGGCCTCGTCAAGGTTGGCAAACTCCATCTCGTGAGCGTAGCCGGTGGTGTTGTCTACCAGCATTGCGAACAGGGTTGGCTCGCCGTAGCAACGTGAGTTGCGCACTTTCTGGATTGTGACCGTCTTGACTGATTCGACTAAAAGCATTTTCTTTCCTTCGCTGTAGGTTGGGGGCTTTCGCCCCCGGTTTGATTAGTAATTCCAAGCCTTCAAGCCACGGCGCTTGGCCTCTGCTTTGGCCTCCGCTTTCGAGGAGAAGGTTAGTCGGAGAACTTCGGTTGTGATCGATGCCTCAGTGTGCATGATCAGGATGAAGCGTTTTGCCGGTGCGTTGAAGATTGAAGCAAGCATTTTATTTCCTTCGCTGTGTTGCGATCAAAGTGACCGTAGACAGATATTCTCATAAAAAAACCCCCGTGTGGAGGTTTTGGTAAAAATATTTCTAGGGACAAACCCTAATCTCTACGCCCACGGTACTGGTAAGCGTTTGTGTGGGGTAGAACGCACTTCAGGGGGCTAACAGTGCCTGCCGTTCCAGCTATAGGACACGAGTAAGTCGTCACCCTTACGAACGGACGCTTGCGGCCCCACAGCAGGCTACAGCGCACGCCATACTGCCACTTAGCTCGTCGCCAGTAAGTGATGGCCAAGCCGTACTGCCCGTTAGCGTACTCGGCCCAGCACCACTCCTCAGGAATGACGAGTACAGTGAACCTACGAATCGTTGCTTCGATTCTCATTCTGTTTCTCCTTCTTGCGTTTATCCTTGTGCCTCCCTGCTCCTCGTGGAGGACGTTGGATTAGGTCCCTGACTACAGGGTTACGTTTCTTCACTTGAGGAGACTCCATGCTGTTGCTGCCACGAGCGGAACTTGTCCGTTTCCAATGGCTTTAAGTCTGTCCACCCGAGCGGCCACCCCATCAGCCACTCGACCCAAACCGGATTCAATTTCGCGGGAGGTTTGTCCGGGTTCTCGGTCCCACCACTCGCAGTCCAAACTACTGACGGCAGATCGGTGGTTCCTTTCCAATTTTTGGTCGGTCTGCGAGTTGCATAATCTGACTTCACTGGAGTCGGCCAATTGGCTTGTGCCGTCAAAGTTAACGTGTTCCGAGTAAATTCCGAGGGATACGCACCCTCTTTCGCGTTGTGTGCTGTCGGAGTCGGCCATCTCACCACCGCATAGGACAGCTTGTCCGCTTTGCCCGGACCCAACTGTGCATAACCGCTGTGCTTCGCATCCTGAGCTATTGGCGTGGGCCACGATCCAGATACGGTCTCGCTGGTGGGGGGCACCAACGTCTGACGCCGATACGACACCCCATTTTGCATTGAACCCCAACGCGGCCAAGTCTCCGAGAACTCTGTGTAATCCCCGAGAAGTGAGGATTGGGGAGTTCTCCACAAAGACGTACTTTGGTCGTACCTCGCCAATAATTCTTGCCATATGTGACCACATCCCGGATCGCTCTCCGTCGATTCCTGCCCCCTTTCCTGCAGCGCTGATGTCTTGGCATGGAAATCCGCCAGATACAACGTCAACAATTCCTCGCCACGGTCGGCCGTCAAAGGTTTGAACGTCATCCCAAACCGGGAAAGGCGGGAGAACTTTGTCATTTTGTCGGGCGCACAATACGCTTGCTGGGTAGGGCTCCCACTCAACGGCGCAGACGGTTCGCCATCCGAGCAAGTGCCCCCCAAGTATTCCTCCACCAGCGCCTGCGAAAAGAGCCAACTCATTCACAATACCTCCTCGCTGTAATGGCCCCCGTAGGGGCCGGGTTGATTTAGATCCAGTTCTCAGCAATCTCGTCGAGCGCCCACTCGTAGGTCTCGCTGTACCAGAACCCGTTACCGTCACGCACGATCACGCTGTTGTCCTCGAAGACGAAGAAGCACTTGTGGGTGGTGGTGCCAAGCAGGCGGGTACGCGCTTCAACAATCGACACCCCAATGGTTGGGTGATAATCGATTACGTTGGTCAGGCGGTTTGCTAAGGTGTTCATGATTCGCTCCGTTTCGCTGGTTGCTGCTGTAGTGCAGTGAAGTCAGTATACACAAAAAAAGGGGCTCACAACCCCTTTTGGTAAAAATATTTTAGACTTCCTCTTCTTCTGGAAACGCAAGCGTCAGGTGGTTGAGCAAGCTGTACAGGATGTTCTTCTCGTGTACCGTCTCGGCCGCCATCGCTAGGCGCTCGACTTCGTAGATGATCAACGCTTCACCGGCGTCCATGCCTGCGTGGTATTCGCTCTTCA